GGGCGAACTGCTGCCGCTGTCCGACACCTTCCGCATGCCCATCCGTTCCCGCGATGGCCGCGAGCGCGTGCTGCTGGCGGTGATGACGAACGGCGTCATGCAGCTGGACGTGCCGCTGCGCGAGTCGGGAGCCTGGAGCGCCACGCAAGCCTCCATCAATGAGGGCTTGCCGCCCGAGCAACAGATGCGCTTTGCCGGCGTGACGGTCTACGCCTACGAGACCTGAGCCCGCCCCCGACCCAAACCACCCCCTGTTCAACCACCGAGAGAAACCACTATGACCACCGAATACCACCATGGCGTGCGCGTCATCGAACTGAACGAAGGCATCCGCCCGATCCGCATGGTGTCCACCGCCATCATCGGGCTGATAGCCACGGCCAACGATGCCGACGCGGCCACCTTTCCCTACGACAAGCCCGTGCTGGTGACCAACGTGCTGGCCGCGCTGGGCAAGGCCGGCACCAAGGGCACGCTGGCCGCCACCCTGGACGCGATCAGCCAGCAGGTGCGCCCCATCATCGTGGTGGTGCGTGTGAAGGATGGCGAGGGCGACACACCCGAGGCCCAGGCCGCCGACCTCACCAGCAACGTGATCGGCACCGTGCTGCCCAGTGGCCAGTACACCGGCATGAAGGCGCTGTTGGCAGCGCCCGCGCAGCTGGGCATCAAGCCGCGCATCCTGGGTGCGCCGGGCCTGGACACCCAGCCCGTGGCCACGGCCCTGGCCAGCCTGGCGCAGCAGCTGCGCGGCTTTGCCTACGTGGGCACGAACGGCGTGGAGAAGATCGAAGAGGCCACGGCGTACCGCAATGACTTCGGCGCCCGCGAGCTGATGGTGATCCACCCCGACTTCCAGCGCTGGGACACCGTGACGAACGCCACGGTGACGGCGCCGGCCACCGCCTACGCGCTGGGCCTGCGCGCCAAGATCGATATGGAGATTGGCTGGCACAAGACCCTATCCAACATGCCCATCAACGGCGTCACGGGCATCAGCCGTGACATCTATTGGGACTTGCAGAACCCCGCCACCGATGCCGGCGTGCTGAACGCGGCCGAAGTGACCACGCTCATCAACCGCGAGGGCTTCCGCTTCTGGGGTTCGCGCACCTGCTCGGAAGATCCGCTGTTCGCGTTTGAATCCGCCGTGCGCACGGCCCAGGTGCTGGCCGACAGCATTGCCGAGGCGCATTTCTGGGCGGTGGACAAGCCGCTGCACCCCAGCATCGTGCGGGACATCCTCGAAGGCGTGAACGCCAAGTTCCGCGAGCTGCGCGCGGGCGGCTACATCATCGACGGCAGTGCTTGGTATGACGAAGAGATCAACACCAAGGACACGCTGAAGACGGGCAAGCTGACCATTGACTACGACTACACGCCCATCCCGCCCATCGAGGATTTGACGTTCCGCCAGCGCATCACCGATCGCTACTTCACCGACTTCGCAGCCCGCGTGGCCGCCGGCCGCTGAGCGCGCGCCCCCATCCCTTTAAGAACCAAGGAACCACATCATGGGACTCCCCCGCAAGATCGAGAACTTCGCGCTGTTCAACGACGGCGTGAGCTACGTTGGCCAGGTCGAAGAGGTGACGCTGCCCAAGCTCACCCGCAAGACCGAGGAATGGCGCTCGGGCGGCATGGGCGGGCCGGTGGCCGCCGACATGGGTATGGATGCCATCGAGCTGGAATGGACGGCCGGCGGAGTGCTGCGCGAAGTGCTCAACCAATGGGGAACCCTCAAGCACGACGGCGTGATGCTGCGCTTTGCCGGTGCCCTGCAGGCCGATGACAGCGAAGAAATCCAAGCCATGGAAGTAGTGGTGCGTGGACGCCATACCGAAATCGACTTCGGCAACGCCAAGGCCGGCGACAAGACCGCGTTCAAGGTGAAGACCGCCGCCAGCTACTACAAGCTGAGCATCGACAACGAACCCGTGATCGAGATCGACCTCATCAACATGGTGGAGGTGGTGAACGGCACCGACCGCTATGCCGCCGTGCGTGCGGCCATGGGTGTCTGACACACCTGCCCCCCTGCGGCGCGGGATGCCCCGCGCTGCATCCCCGGCCCTTCATTCCCCTGACTCTCCATTCCGATCATGACCCTCATCGATACCACCAGCACCATCGCCGCCGGCACCGACCAGCCCGCAGTCAAAGACCCAAACACCGTCATCCTCGAATCGCCCGTGAAGCGCGGCGGCAAGGAAATCACTGCCGTCACCCTGCGCAAGCCCAAGGCGGGCGAGCTGCGCGGCGTGTCGCTCACCGAGCTGCTGCAGATGAATGTGGACGCACTGTCCACCGTGCTGCCGCGCATCACGCAGCCCATGCTGCTCAAGCCCGACATGCACCAGATCGACCCCGCCGACATGGTCGCCATGGGAACGGTGGTGTGCCGTTTTTTGCTGACGAAGGATCAGCGGGCGGACTTCCTGAACGAGTAGAGGACGCCATGGCCGATCTGGCCATGGTCTTTCATTGGACGCCGGCCGACATGGGCGGCATGTCCATCCCCGAGCTGATGGAATGGCGCGAGCGAGCCCGCAGCCGTTACGAAACCCAGGAATAAGGCGCGCGGTGCGCGTCATGCAACAATGAACCATGCTCACCGTCCTCGCTTACCTGCTGCTGGCCATCCTGGCCGTGGTGGCCGTCGCCGTGGTGCTGGCGCCCTTCGGGCTGCTGGCCTGGATGCGCGACCGTGGGCACGTCGAGCGCGCGGCCGAGGCCGATGCGCTGCTGGCCGAAGCCGAAGCCCTGAACGCCGAAGCGCAGGCGCTGCAGGCGCGATCCAAAACCAGCCGCACGAACGTGCTGCGCGGCATCTAACCTCCCGCTTTTCCGAACTGCTGAGCCGTGGGGGTGCCCATGGCTGAGAACAATCTGCGCCTGCGCGTGATCCTCGACATGGTGGACCGCGTGGTGGCGCCGCTCAAGCGGGTGACCAACGGCAGCACGGATGCAGCCCGCGCCCTAAAGGCTGCGCGTGACCGGCTCAAGGAATTGAACCAACAGCAAGGTGCGCTGGCGAACGTGCAGCGCCAGCAGACCGAGTTCGCGCGACTGAACAATGAACTCAAGATCAAGCAATCGTTGCTGGCTGGGCTGAAGGCCAGCGGCACGGCTACGGCTGCGCAGATCGGGCGAGAAGAAAAGGCGGTTGCCAGCCTGGCCAGTGCATTGGCGCAGCAGCGTGAGCGCGCAGGCCAGGCGCGGATCGAGCTGAGCAAGCTGGGGGTGACCGGGAATCTCTCTGCCGCGCAGACGCGCCTCATGACCGACATCAACCAAACCACCTCAGCCATCGACGCACAGCGCCAGCACCTGAAGCGACTGGCAGACCAGCAGCGCAGGGTGCACGAATTGAACGCCCGCCATGCCAAAGCCATGATGCACACCGGCATGGCCGCAGGTGCCGGGATTGCCATGGCGGCCGGCGGTCGCCGCGGTGTGCAGTCCAGCATGGCTCCCGTGCGCGACTTCGCACTGCACCAAGACCACATGCTGGGGGTAGCTCGCCAGGTGAAGGGCGCACGCGATGACGCCGGCAACCTGACACCCGTGTATCGCGCCATCGAAGAACAGGTGCGCGGGCTGAGCCACCAGATTCCGCTGGCCACGACCGCCATTACCGACATGGTGACGGCGGCGGCGCGCATGGAGGTGCCCACCGACAAACTGGCCGAGTTCGCGCTGCTCAGTTCGGAGATGGCTACGGCATTCGACGCGGTGCCGGATGAGATCGCCGAGAGCATGGGCAAGATCGCCAATAACCTGAAAATCCCGATCACGCAGATTCGGGGCATGGCAGACGCCATCAACTATCTGGATGACAACGCCATCAGCAAGGGCGCGGACATCATCGGGTTCCTGAACCGCGTGGGCGGTGTCGCGGGCACTGTCGGCATCACTGGCCAGAACATGGCGGCCCTGGGCTCCACGCTGCTGACATCGGGCGAGACCGAGGAAAACGCCGGTACCGCAGTGAAGGCCATCTTCACGAACTTCGCGGCCGCCACCAAGGGCACCAAGCGCTTTCGGGGCGCTGTCGCGGAAATCGGCATGACGCCTGACCAGATGCAGGCCGGCATGGCCGACGATGCCGTAGGCACGTTGCTGAAGGTGGCAGAAGCCATCCGCAAGCTTCCCAAGAAAGACCAGCTCGGGGTGATGGCGGAGCTGGCAGGAAAGGAGCACGTCGGGCGGCTCGCCAAGCTGGTGACGAACACCGAAGAATTCCGCCGGCAGATCGCGCTGGCCAACGGCGCCGAAGCCCAAGGATCGATGGCGCGTGAGGCAGCGGCCCGCAATGCGAACCTGTCCGCCCAATGGCAGATGACCCGCAACCGCGCGTTCAATCTCAGCTCGGTGGTGGGTGAGCAGCTGGAGCCTGTACTGCTCAACCTGCTGCGCGTTGTGAATCCACTGCTTGAAGGGTTCCGCACATGGGTGCAAGAGCACCCGGTGCTGGTGAAATGGATTCTGACGGCAGCAGTAGGTATTTCGGCGCTGGTGGCTGCGCTGGGCTTTGCGCTAGTGCCGCTGGCACTGATTGCCGGCAAGGTACTGCTGGTGCGCTTTCTGCTGCAGCGCCTGGCCATCACCACCGGCGGCCCACTGCTGGGGGCATTACGGGCTGCAGGCGGCGCGGTGGTGGGCATTGGCCGCGCCTTGCTGATGACGCCGCTGGGGGCCATCGTGGGAGGCATCGCACTGGCCGGGTTGCTTATCTACAAATATTGGCAACCACTGGCCGCGTTCTTCTCTGGACTGTGGACCGGGTTCAGCGATGCCATGGCGCCTGCATTTGCTGCGGTGGGGGCCGCCCTCGGGCCGTTGCGGCCCGTGCTGGATTGGCTGATGGGTGCACTGGGTGGCGCCTGGAACTGGTTCACCGCGCTGCTGTCGCCCATGCAGGCGACCGAAAGCCAGCTTGCCGGTATCACCAACGCCGGCCAGTTCCTGGGCCAGGTACTGGGGACGCTGGTGATGGGCTTTCTGAATATCCCATCGGCGTTTCTGGAGCTGGGCCAGAACGTGATTGCCGGCTTTGTGAATGGGATCACGGCGGGCGCCGCTGCGTTGCGTGATGTGGTGGTCAGCATGGCCACCAGCGTGGGCGCCTGGTTTCGGCAAACGCTTGGCATTGCCAGCCCGTCCAAGGTGTTTATGCAATACGGCGGCTGGGTGAGCGAGGGCGCGGCCATCGGCATCACCGCTGGCCAGGACGGCGTGCGCCGCGCGGCG